CCAAGAAATTAAATTGAAAGCCATGAAGCTGTGGGTACAAGGGATATCTGGCCCGAAGATTGTGGCACAAATTAATCATGAATTTACGTCGGACGTTAAGATTCCTACTTTATATACATGGGCTAAGCAATATAAGTGGAATGAACAAAAGAATATTGCCAGGACTGAAGCAATGGTACAGATTCAAGAATCCGAAGGTCAGCGATTCGTCAGAGTTCAAGCAGAACATCTTACTGAGTATGAAGGATTGCGGCATAAAGCTAATGATGCATTAGGAGTTCTTCCGTTTGATAAGGCTTTTGATGCAGCAAAGGCATTGGATATGAGTATACAGGGTGAACGAAAGGTTATGGAAGGAATGATTAATTTACAGTTTGTTCAATCTGTTTTAAATATTTTAGTGGAAGAAGTGGCAGACCAAACGACCATTCAAAAAATTGCAGGACGATTGAAATTGTTAGTGTCACAGGAGTAATATGGTTAATCGTAATGGGGAAGTTACATATGATAATGCGTTAGCTCGTTTAGCTGAAGGGTTATTGGCAGATAAAAAATATAACGTGGGAACATTTAGAGAGTTCTTAGTTAATATATGGAGTCAGAGTTATGAGAATCCTGAGTATTTTAATGCGTGGCATGTGCAGTTAATTGCAGAAGATATTGAAGAATGTGTAGCTACGGGATTAAATTATGTGTGTGTTCTCCCCCGATTCCATTTTAAAAGTACTGTGTTAGGTCATGCTTTTAGTGTCTGGAGATTATTAACTGCGCCACGGGATTGCGCGGTGCTATATCTATCCTATAGTGATGGGATGGCACAGTATCATATTTCTGAAATTAATAAAACTGTAAAGAGAAATCCTATTTTAATGTCATGGATGGATAATAAATCTCCGAAGGCTGATTTTTCATTTAGATATTCTGTCAATAATAAAAATGCTGATATATTACATGGTGGTTTGTTTTCATTTAAGAGGGGTATGCATGTGAATGGAGCTTTGATTGCTGATGATATTCTACGTGACCCTGAGAACCCGTTGAATATGGGTCAGATAAATAAAGTGGAAGAACACTTCATGACAGAATCTTTGTTCATCCCATTGAAAGGCGTACCTGTTATTGTCTTGGGTACACCTATGATGCCTGGTGATATCCTTAGTAAGCTTCAAGAAGATAGTCGTTTTAAATCTAGGGTACTCCCAGCTTTAGACCCTGTACCTGGACGTAGGGTATTGATGCCTGAGTTATATAATGAGGAGTGGTTGCTAGAACAACAGAGAGCTAGACCCAAATCTTTCGCTTCAGAGTTCATGTTGGTTCCTCATTTCTCAACAGAGTCGTATTTTGAAGAGGAAGATATTACTAAAAATGAAGTGGCTTCTCTAGTTAACGCTTCACCACATCAGCCGTTTCCCTCAGAAGAAGATGACATGTTCTTTGCAGGCTTCGATGTAGGTAAAAAAAGGCATCCATCTCATCTTGCTATTTTTAGACGGCGAGGTGATATAATAGAGCAAGTCCACTCTTCTTTTTTGGATGGGTGGAATTATGCTGACCAGATTGAATACTTAAATAAGGTTTCAGATAACTTTGATATTAATAAAGGATATGTGGATAATACTAGGGGAGAATTGGAGGAGCGTGGTTTAAATACTGTTTGGAAACCAATGACCTTCTCCACTAAAACTAAGAATACTATGGCTCAGGTGTTTGAAACCTATGTCCATTCAGGTAACCTTAAATTACTACGAGATGAACGGCAGAAGCAACAGATTCTTTCTGTTAATAATGAATTGAAAGCTCCTCAAACGCCTCTAGGTCATGGAGATTCTTTCTTTTCGATAGCAATGGCTCTATCAGCTGCGTATGAAACTACTATATATAAGATTCAAACCTTAGGTAGTGTGCAAGAATGGCTAGAAACAATTGAAGAAGGACAAGAGGAGGAACCAGGACAAACAAAGATGCCAGGAAGGGGGATGCCCGACCTACGTTTTAAACCTGAGATTGAAGTAGTTGCGTTAGATAAGGCACCTGACCCCAATTGTCAGGAGATGGCATGTAACCCAGGGTTTTGGGTGGCGGCAAGAAACTTATGTATATATTGTGGATATAGAGGATAGGAGGTTGTATAAATGGTAACACTTACTGAGCAAGCCGAAACAATTTTGGAGACACGGTATTATTTAAAAGATCACAATGGGAAACCTACAGAGAATTCAGAACAAATGTTTCGGCGGGTAGCTAAAGCTATTGCTGCGGTTGAGATACAATACATGAGCCTTCCTATAGATGTCCAAATGGTAGAGGAGGATTTTTATGATATGTTATCGGGATTGTATTTTCTTCCCAATTCTCCTACCCTCATGAATGCTGGTACTCCAGCGGGTACATTATCAGGATGCTTTGTTCTCCCACTAGAAGATAGTATGCAAGGGATTATGAAAACGGCTACTGATGCAGCTATGGTACAGAAGTATGGGGGTGGTACAGGGTTTGCTTTATCCAAAATTCGTCCCAAGGGTGACCCTATTAATACTACTCAGGGCAAGGCGTGTGGCCCCATAGAGGTACTTAAAACTCTATCTAGGGTGTCCAGCATGATAACTCAAGGGGGCAAGCGTGATGGAGCTAACATGGCTGTTATGAGTGTATACCATCCTGATATCAAAGAGTTCATTACATGTAAATCTCATGAAGGGGATATTCATAACTTTAATATTAGTGTTGGTGTTGATTCTAATTTTATGAAAGCTGTAATAAACCATGCTGAGTATCCCTTGGTGCATCCTACTACTGATAGAATTGTAGAATGGGTGGATGCAGTAGAGGTTTTCAATATGATTATTGAAGGAGCCTGGAAAAATGGAGAGCCAGGGCTAGTATTTATTGATTCTATTAATATAGATAATAGGGTTAAAGGTGCGTATGGAGACATGATTGCTACTAACCCTTGTGGGGAACAGCCCCTTCTAGGGAACGAGAGTTGTAATTTAGGGTCTATTAATCTTATTAAGTTCTTAGCAGATTCAAATGATTCTGAATGGGAATCTAAAATTGATTGGGATAAGTTAGCACAAATAACTAAATTATCTGTGCGGTTCTTAGATAATGTTATTGATGCTAATAGTTATGCTACTACAGATATAGATTATATGACTAAGGCAACACGAAAGATTGGCTTAGGTATCATGGGTTTTGCTGATTTGTTAATTGCTTTACAGATTCCGTACAATAGTGATGAAGCTATGGAACTTGGTAAAATAACTATGTCATTTATTAGAAAGATAGCTGACAGTACCTCCTTAGAATTAGGTCTGCGTAGAGGAACTTTTCCTGCTTGGGAGGAAAGTGACTATGGAGGTGATTCCTCCTTTCGTAATGCGTGTAGATTAAGTATAGCTCCTACAGGAACTATCTCTATGATTGCGGATACGTCTAGTGGTATTGAGCCTACATTTTCTTTAGTGTGGTCAAAGTCTAATATTCTAGAGGGAAAGACTTTGTATTATGTTAATAAGTTTTTTGAGAGTACGGCAAAAGAATATGGTTTTTATTCAGAAGATTTAATGGCACATTTGTCAAGAGGAGGTTCTTTACAAGACCGCAATGATGTACCCGATTGGGTTAAGAAAGTGTATGTTATTGCACCAGATATATCTCCCGAAGCGCATGTTCGGATGCAAGCAGCTTTTCAGGAATCAGTTGATGCAGGCATTTCCAAGACTATTAACTTCGCTAATGAAGCTACTAGGGAAGATGTGCAGGCTGCTTATATACAGGCGTGGGAAATGGGATGTAAAGGTATAACTGTATATCGTAGTGGAAGTAGAGAGAAGGAAGTATTGACTTCTGGACACATGCTTCCCATGTTGGTGGGCTGTGATTGTGAAGCACCCTTCATTGTACAGGAAAGTGGTTGCAACTCCTGTAAAAATTGTGGGTGGAGTGCGTGTGCAATCAGCTAAATGGACTATCCTAATACTAGGCATTTGTGCTATAATAGCTATTATAGTAGCAGAATTTATGATTATATCGGCTAACCCAATAGATAATAGTGTGCTCAGAGGAATATGTCCTCTGCACTAGAGGAGATAATATGATAGGAAATACATTAAGAGATAGGAATAATCAGTATGTAGCCACTAAGGATCCATTAGGAACATGGAGAGTATTAGATACTTGGCATGATGATTTGAGGGCATTAGACCCCGATGGAGAAATTCCTGATGATAGTGCGGCTGTTACAATAATTACTGAAGGAGCTTTCCTCGCTTTAGTTAAAGAAGCTTCTCGTTTAGGTGTACTAGCTAATGCTGCGTTTACTGAACAGACTGATATGGAGAGAGAAATCCTCGATAAAGAGTCAGAAGTTTTGGATTTACGGGAAAAATTAGTAAAATATGAAGAGGACATATTTACTTTAAAGCAACAGCCTGACCGTAGTGAAGGTTTTGTACTCAAAGAAATGGCTATGAATACATTGCTTAAACTTACATCTATGTCAGATATACAAACTTTAAGCAAGGATTAAAAAAATGAAACTATCTGAATATCTGCCTGAAGTACCAGCCATGACTCAACAAATGGCTGAATTAAATTCACAAATTAATACATTAGAATTAATGAAAGCTGCGGGAGACACGGCAAGTTCTCCATCGTTTGGTCTAGACCACGTAGTAAATACGTGGGTACGGCATCAAATGGCCTATCGGCAGCAGCTAGTGATGGATATACAAACCATTTCTATGTCGGTAGAGGAAGTACGTTCCCCTGTAAGTCATATTACGGGGGAGGTATTTCGTAGGGGGATAGAATGGAAAGCTATCGGGCAAGACCCTGACCAAGAACAGCGAGAGAGAGTTACTAAGCTTCTAGATAATTGTAATGTATTTGGGCAATCTTTAGAAGAAGTATTACGACAATTTCATTTTGATGTGAATGTGGTAGATGACGGTTTCTTATACCTAGTTAAAGAATTCTATGATGATGGGCAATCAGTACGTTCTAAGGTTAAAGAGATACGAAGATTAAATCCTGCTCTAGTTGAGTATGATTTAGATATGGCAGGCTTGCCAAAGAATGCTCATTTCGTATGTCCTTTACATAGAGAAAGTATAGCTGATGTTCCAGGGCCATGCAAAGAATCTAGTTGTAAAGTTGAACGGTGGCCTGTAATGTATAAGTACTATCATCGTAGTCAGCATATTTATTTGTTTGAGACTGAAGTGATTCATCTATCTAAGTTCTTTCCGTCAGAGACTTATGGCTGGAGTCCTATACTTACTATCTTTGAAAAAGTTCTAACTTTGATTGGAATGGATAAGAATCTATATAGGTACTTCTTTGAGCGTAAGATGCCTGGGTCTATGATGATGGTCTTTA